CCCGAACATAGTCAGGAGCATAACCCCAATCCCGAACACCCTTCAAATTCCCCACCTCAAGTTTGTCCTGTAGCCCGGCTTTTATCCGGGCAACTGCCCGGCAGACTTTCCGGGTAATGAACGTTGGACCACGTCTGGGGCTTTCATGATTAAATAGTATTCCACAAGACACATGCAATCCGTATGCCATCCGGTATGTTTGGGCCAAACGATGTGCTGCAAGTTTAGCAATTCCATACGGGGAAACAGGGGCAAATTCACTTTCTTCATTCATTATACCTTCAACATCACCATACATTTCAGAAGTGGAAGCCTGATACATTCGGATTTCTCTTGGACTGTCTTTGATTGCTTCCAAAAGTCGTAATGTTCCAAGAGCGTTTACATCCATAGTATATTCTGAACACTCAAAACTCACCTTCACATGCGATTGGGCGGCAAGATTGTACACCTCATCGGCTTGACTCACCTCAAGTATATGTCTCAGGCTTGTACCATCGGTCATGTCCCCGTAATGTAAATGTAAATCCTCAAATACATGGTCAATCCGTTGGGTGTTGAACTGAGATGCTCTGCGTACCATCCCATGGACTTCATACCCCTTGTCCAAGAGCAGTTCTGCCAAATAACTTCCATCTTGTCCGGTGATTCCTGTAATGAGTGCTTTCATTTGTCTTCCTCCGGGAGTTGGTAGCCATTCTTTTCGGCTTCCAAATCATCCGGGGAAATATTGGAAACAAAAGTTTTGTTTTCAATTGGGTCTTCACCCTCATGGGTTCTGCCCAATTCCATATCTTTTTCCAGCTGGCTTTTCCGGGGGTCACCTTCCGGCTTCAACACATTCTTTCCGGGCATCAGGTCAAGACACGTGCCTATATTTTTCAAGGCTTCACCCATCTCCTGATACTGCTGTAATATCCGCTTCTGTACTTCCGGGACAGTTGTCTTGGAAAACATAGGATGAACAAGAGCCTTTCCCTGAAGTTTAAATAAATTGCCCATATACTCATACTGAGCACACAGTGTGATAAATTGCTCCTTTGTTTCCGTTGCCAATTCCAAATTGTTGAACGCCATTCCACCTTTTTTCTTCTTGCTTCCCATTTCAAATTCTCCTTTTCAAAACAGTTCCTTACCAACCCATGTACTGCGTCGTTTTGCTTCACTAACAGTTTGTGGGATTCTTTTGAACTCGTCACCAACGTGGGATTTCCGGGGCAACTCTGCCCTCAATGAATCATTACACTTTTCTTTTTATCTCTCAATCCACGGGTTTGCCCACGCTTGCTTTCTCCTACAGTTGCCGGGAGCCAAGCGCAACGACAATTGGGATGCCGGGGAATCAGCCCACGTGCCTCTTCAATAGTGAACACCGTTCCTTCTAACTCATCGCACTGTTCACAAACCTTCTCATCCCCGGTTGTACTCCATTCTACATCGGCTATAACCCCCTCAACTCCCAACTGTTGAAGGGCATCCAAACTTCCTTCCGCATGAGCATGGATTATTTCTGTCCTGGCAATTCTCATAGCCTGTACTCTTGTAATCCCGGTAATGGTTGAAGTCATATTCCGGGCAATAACTCTTGGACTCAATCCATTAGCCATTCCATCGGCTAATATCCGGGACATTTGTTTGGCCATATCAGCAGTAATACCTACCAACTCATCATATGACCGGGTGTACAGTAATTCTATTTTGCTTGTCATCTCCGGCTGAGCGAATGCAGACTCAATAAACTGTTCCTGACTCCCAAGGTAAAAATCCGGATTTTCAGCCATGGCTTCCGGGTACATTTCTATATAACCCCGGACAGCACCCCTTCTATACGATGAATGAATGTAAGGGGCTGACCACGGGTCACCTTTTATGGGGTCAATAAATAATGGACCATCCGGGTCAGCGACAACTTCTGTTAACCAATTCCTGAATGATGTAACCTTTCCAGCATCTGTCTGAAATCTCCAAGCCTGTCTTTCCGGGAGTTGGTTGGTTGTGAGTAATGCTTGGTTGAAAGAAAATGGTTCACTTTCATCCAATCCAAGCACGTCCAATTTCCAAATTGCTTTGGTAATCATACTGCGAACATAATAGAACCGCTTGCGCATTTCTGCCATGTAAGATTTCCGCAACATTGTTGTCCGGGTTGGGTCATATTTTAGTAATGCCATTTCTTTTCCTTACATCTTTTGTTCTTCAGTCATTCCTTCTTGGTCACCACCCGGCTGTTGTCTTTCCTCTTCAGAGACTGCCTTTTGCAACTCACGTTGTTCCTCTTCAAATTCATCCATGCGCTTTTTAGCGGCATCAACAATTTCTTTGATTTCGGCTTCATCAAGTTCCATAAACATTTTGAAAAATACCTCTGGCGGAATCAGCATATCAACGCTACCACCGACATACTTGCTGAACGCTTCCACCCGTGCTTTCAATACGTTTGCTTTGTCCATCTCTGACGGCTGAGCAAGGTCTGGCCATATTACATCATATGGGTTTTTGGGTTCAGGTAGAACACCAACGGCTATAAGCCTGTCAATCAAAGGTCTGATGAGGTATGGAGAAAGGTATTTGTTCTGCCTTCTTGCAATCCGCTTGTTCCAATTTCGGGCATCCTCTTCAGCTGCAAGTTTGGCTTGTTCAGAGCCCATGAATATCCTTTTCGGAACACCCAAGGCAATCGCAATCATTTCCAGCTGAACATCCACGTGGGCTTTCGGTTCAGCAACCTGCGGATTGAGACTGTTGACCGTAATGCCCTGAAGCCTCAAGTACCTCTGAAGCCCGTTTGCATAACTTGTTATCTGTTCGGTGAGTGCAGAATCTTCATCACTCCCGGCAACCGGGGCTTGGGCTTGGGGGTCCATTTCAAATGCGTATCCGGGAAATCCACCTTTCCAAAACATTTCCCCGGAACCACCACAGATTTTTCTCAGGTCATAAAGCCGATTAAAAAGACATTGCATCCGGGGCACTCCATATACTTCCGAACAATCCCGGTTATCAGCAACGTGTATCACTCTTGTCCAATGAACAAGCACTTCCTTCCCGGTATCAATCTGTGTTTCCCCGGTGCTTGCTTTCGGCTTGTCTGCATCTTCAAAAGCAATACTGTACATCAATGGTTTTCCATACCGGGGGTTTTGCATATTCTTTTCAACTGATTTTATCTTGACAACTGATTCGGAAAAAGCCCGGAGAAAAAGCAATTGGCGTTCTGCCCTGCTTCCTTCCTTGGGCATTCCGTTGTCATCTATTCCCTCAACGGGCTTGTCAAGAGTTTTTCCATCATCAAACCCCAAAAGCAATACACCAAACCTTCCGATGCCACTCAAGCGGTCAACCCGGAGCATAAAGGCATTCAGGTTGCGTTCCTGTTCCAAATCCTTCCAAGCCTTCTCAAACTCCGTGTCTTCCATTTTTTCATCTTCAACAACTTGAGGTTCATCAGCCCAGCTTTCCTCCGGGAACAGACTCACTACACGGGTTGCAATTCCTTCCCGGTCATACATCAATTGATATTGTTCAACTGTCAGCTCTTTCGGGTATCCACATTCATTGTCAATGTCCCTCCGGGGGTCAATAAGATTGCTCAACAGAGCAGACCGGGACAGGCTGGCGTTCAACACCATATCCCGTATCACCTGTTTGTCAGTCTCATTGAGAACCGCATCACTGGTTTCCTTCTTTTTTATCTTCATATCAAAAAACTCCTATTCTGCCACGCTGTGAAAACGTTAAAAGAGTGAACGCACCGCTGGTAGCATCCACCTGGTCCTTATATTTACTGTTCGGGAACAGTGTTAATTCATTCATATATGCGTTGTTCCACTCTCCTGCCACAAGGTATACATTCCCTACATTTACCTGTGCGGAGAAAGGCATTGCCCGGATTGCTTTATCACCCGTTGGGCGAACAACTTCAACGTTAAAACCACGCAAATTCCTAACAGTGTTCTCAGCGGATTCCTTCCCACCACTGCCCGGCTCTTGCTCAATCCCAACTTTGATTCCGTACCCATCCATCTGAGCGGTCAGTTTTATCAGCTTTTCCCTTTCCCCGGTATCCAGCTGAACCCGGATGACATCCAATATCCAGAACCGATGGTCTTTGTCCTCACCCATAAGAACCCCGGCTGTAAACGCACCACCACCTTCCGTACCTGCTTTGTCCCAATACCGGATTTTCTGAAGCCAATCCGCTGGTGCTGACGGTGCGGTGTCTACTTTCAACCGGGCTGTCTTGAACATACCACCTTCCAACGGGACAGGGGATTGCAAAAACTGACCAGCATATCCGTACTCAAGCAGTTTGGATAATGCCTCATCCAATGACCTCCGGGAAAGCCGGATGGGGTCTAATAACCTGTACCCATTTTTCTCCGGGTCAACAACATAATTCTTCCTGACTGCTTTCGGCTTAATGGTCTTGTAGGATTTCCGGTTCACTTCTGCGGGCAGGTTGATGTGTTTAACCCGGATATTTTTCTGGCCCAGCATATCTTGAGTGGGGTCATCTTCATGAAGTCTCTGCATTATCAATATCGTGGGGGTGACATCCTTGTCAACCTTACGGGAACTGAGTGTCTCACGTATCCAAACATTTGCATTCTTGAGTTCAACTTCTGACGATGCTTCCTGAGGATTCAACGGGTCATCTATAATGAGAAAATGCCCGTGGTACCCCGTAACTGTGCCCCCGGTGGAAGTGGAAAACCTGTAACCACCCTTGGTATTCTCAAACAACCCTTTCGTGTTCTGGTCACCCCGTAATTCTGGGTCAAACAATGCTTGATATTTTTCGCTGGTGATGATGTCCCGGCTTTTCCTGCTTAATTGCAATGACAACGCATATGAATAACTACCGCAAATGGAACGGGCTGTCGGCATCCGTGTCCATACCCAAGCCGGGAACATTACCGAACAAATTGTTGACTTCGTTGAACCGGGGGGCACGTTGATGCAAAGGTCATACAGCTTGCGCTTGCCTTGGAATACCCGTTCAGCCACCCGTTGCATTTCCCCGCAGATATACTCAATGTGCCAGTTCCATATCGGTTCTTCAGGCACCACCGTGTCCCAGAAGTATTGCACAAAGTCAAAAAAGCTGTCCTCCAATATTGACTTTTGCAATAGTGTTCGGGATATGCGGGGTTGCTCTGTGACGGTCATTCCGTTATTCCTGAATTGCATAATTTTGAAAACTGTTTGCATAATTGATGCTGTGTTGCATAATTTGAGAAACTGTTTGCAATTTTATAGATTGCAATCATCAGGGTATGCGTGTATGCATTTCCGCAAAACTCACCCCCACTGGCACCCCGGGCACCATCCCGGAGCCCACCCCGGGCACTGTTGACAGGATGATGTTTTGGTTTTGCAAAGTGCCTCAATAATACCAATATGCCAGGATGATGTTTCAGTTTTGTCGAGTGCCTCAATGGTATGTTATTTTTCATTCTCTATATCCACGCTCATTTCTTCCAGCATCTTCCTCCGGGTATCTATATCAATTGTTTTTAATTTCTCAATACTCAGTATATGCTTATGTTCTATTTCAATGGGTTTGCCCCCCTGTATAGTAGTGGTGGTATTATCCTTCCATCCCCGGTTCTGCCCTTTCGGGTGTTTAGTTAAAACAAAGTGGCTTGCCCGTATAGCCGTTGGGAAGTGTATACGCTGGGTCATCATTTCTACATTAGTCTGTTCTGCTATATCAACCATTTTTTCTTCCTCAACTCTCATTGCTTCCCTTACGTTGTCCGTTGCTTTTTTGTTGAGGTAATTTAACACACTTTTATATGGCCTGTCTAGTTTGGATGCGATGACTGATTTATTACCCAAGGAATTTTCAATTGCTTTTAACATCTGTCTTTCGGTAATGGGTGGTTTGCGTTTTTGGATTTTGCAGGATGATGTTTTGGTTTTGCGTAGTGCCTCATTTTTCCTTTTTCTTGTGCGTGCTCTTGCAATCAAAAAATCCATTTTCCAGCCCTTCATAATTTCAACACAATCGCCCACCAACACAATCCAAGGGCAACCTGAAGTTTATTATAGCATCAACCCCACAACATCTCAAATTAAAAACCAAAACAAATTTTCCCAACGCCAATCCCATCCATCACCTCAATCATTACACCGTAAAGATATATCATAGATATATCTTTATCATAGGCACTCTTCAGTCCATTATTAACAATCACATAATACAGGGTATAGAGTAAAGAAGGGGTGGTGAGGATATACAGGGGGTGTTTAGGTAGTAAAGGGAGAAAAAGTTTGATTTGTATTCCTACTTGGACTCACCCCTTCCTTTTGTTTTTTTTATTTCATTTTAACTCTGGCAGTAATATATTGTTTTTCTGGTTTGTTCATTTCTTTCCTTCATAACTGTATAATGCAAAACAGATGCTAGTGTTCTGTCTGATACCTCAACTCTGCCACCTTGCTCTTTGATTATTGCAAATAACAATATTTGAGTTTCCACAAGTTTGTTTGCTAGCCTTTTGTTCTCTTTTTTCAAACGTTCTGCTCGTGCTTCCAATTTGGGGTCATTGTACATTTTTTACTTCCTTTTATTTTCCAATTTCGTAACAGTTCTTGTTAGGATTTTATTTTCCAATCTCAAGTCCATTATCTCCCGGAGTAAATCATTTATTCCATAGCCCGGTTGATTTTGTTTTACGCATTGATTATCCGGGTATGTACATTCATTGCGGTTATAATACGGACAAGCAATTATTTCACATCCTATCATTTCTTTCTCCTTTTGATTTTGAGAGAGGAAAAAGGCTGGCATTTTAAACAAATCAAATTACCTTTCTTTTCCCAATACGTTTCATTATGGTAAATTGGTTCTTTACATTTACTGCAAATTGCTATTCTGATTTTGTCTTTGTCCTTTTTGGCTCTTTGTTCGGCTTGATATTCCATTTCCCATCGGTTCATTATATCTTGCCTTGCAATAAGTACCAGATTGCTTTCCAAAAAGCAATAAAAGCATTCCAAAATGCTTTCAGTATTTTCATTCTGTTTTTCCCCAATCATCAAACAATTTTACTCTGCGTTGGATTTGTTCTAACTCATATTT